TGCTTTATTTTCTGCACTAGAACTAGAAGCACTAGCTTCTATCTCTTTTACTGCATCTAATTCGCTTTCGTCTACCGCCGTAAATCCAAAGTCAAATTTTAATAAGTCTGAATCTGCCATGTTTATTCCTCCTCAGATATATTTATCTGTTTATACTTGGCTTTCCGTGGAATTCTTTTAGATTTATCTTCTTCCACACGCGTGATCGCGTGCATAGGCGTAATTTTACGTACCTTAGCATCCCTCGGATCAATTATAATTTTTTCTATTTCTTTCATATTAATTTACTTAATGCATATATGCATGCAGATATACAACCTAATAAGAAAGCAAAAACCCATCCTATATGGAATTTAGTATACATTATTTTATTATATAAATCTTTCATGCTATTAAAATACAGTTGGTCCAGGCTTCCTCGTCCAGATATAAAAATGGTTCACAATCTTTCCATCTTCTGTCGAGATCTGGTAATGGTTCTGGTAGTATAGTTTCTTGTTCAATTTCAGGACATAGAAATGTTCCTTCTTTATCTGTATAACATAATCCGGGTAATATTTCTTTGCCGGAACAACTAGATATTAATATACTAATCATAATCAAAGTTATTAATAATAGAAAATCAAATAATATTATTTTTGATTTCATCTTCCCTGGCCTCGGTATGCTTTATATGATTTTCTTTTATTTTTATTCATTGTACTAGTACTGATTTTAACCTTTCTTCCACGACCACCTTGACCAATTGAAGATGATTTTTTTACTCCGTCCCAATTACGTTTACCGTAAATCATTTCCTTCTTCGTTTTTTACTATTAGATTATCATAATAGTCGTGTGTACCGGCCTTTTGCCTAGCCTTTTTCTCTGATACCATAACAGTAGTTTCCCAAGCAAACCAAATGGCGAAAAATAATAAAAGACTTATTCCAATAATTTCCATTTCAATTATACCTTGTATATCCAAATTTAATAAGTTTATCTTGCTCTTTAATAGCTTCATCTAAATTGACTGTTCTAGACATAGACCAATTTCTTCCTATGGTTTGCCAAGTATTTCCTCTCATAGATTCTGATATTATCATTTCATTAGGAATAACTATACCTTCTTCTTCATGCTCTGTAAAAGTAACGGTATGTCCTTCTGACATCCAGGTTCCGGTTAGTACTATTCCATTAATATTGCCTTTAAGACTCGCCATTTTCATCTTCCTCTATTTCCCATGGAATATCATTCCATCTATAATATTTTTTTGTCGGGTAATAGTAATGCCATCCACTATATTTATGTTCCTCTAAGGGAATTTCTGACTCTACATGTTCAATTTCAATCATCTGTTATTATCCTCTTTACTATTTTAATACCACGCCTAGCTAATTCAATTCTGATCTTTGCTTTAATTTTAGGTTTAGTATTGTCTTTATTTAATTCTTCAAATAATTCTTTTTGTGAAATTGTTTTAATATAAAAATGTTCAAGGGTAGTCTTCTTGGTATTTCTATCATATCGTTTAAACGACGGTTTTAATTTTATTGGTGGCATTATCTTATTGTCTTTATTGATCCTCTTTTACTAACTCTATAAGCTTCAAATGATATATTAGGATAATCATCTTTTAATTCTAGTAAGGCTAGTAAATTTTCCATTGAATCATCAAATAATCTGATTCTTCTATATTTTCCTGTATCTAAATATTGTCTAAATATTGTAGACTTTATTTTTCCTGTTTCTGTTCCTAAATTACCGGCTCGTTCAACATAAACTTTACTCATGTCTATACCTTGAGCTTTAAAAGTATCGATGAATAATTTTTTATCATCCATATCAGCTCGTGCCGTTACAAATATAACTTTAGAACCTTTTTTAGTAGCATTCCTAATAATAGCCTTGGCTTTATTAATCATTTTAGCCATTGGTGTAGAAGTTGTATTAAAGATCTTGGCATTTTTAAATTCACCAAAATCATACCTTTCGCCTGGTTTTAATTTATATTCATTATATGCCATATTATCTAAAACCTTTACAACTTTTCTTCCGGTCTTAACTTTTACTTTAGCTGTAGTATGGAAGAGAGTTTCATCAATATCAAATATTGTTAAACCTCGACCGGCAGCTTCTAGAATAAAATTTATTAATTTTCTTTTCATATTTCTATTTATATGATATATTATACCACACAATTAGAAAAAAGTAAACTGTTTTTTAAATTAATTTAAATTCTAGGTGCAGTAGTATTAAAGTGTGTATCTATGGACCTTAGCTTATCATCATATTGTGCAATTTCACCAACCAATTTATCAATGGTTTCAATCACATCAGGATGATCCCCAACGCCGGCATTATTTGTAAGAAATATCTCAATGTTCGCTTTTGATTTTGCGATTTGACCGAGATAATAATCTCTTAGTGCTTGTACTATCGTTTCTCTCATAATTTTTTCCTTAGTTTATATTCATTAATTGTTTTAATTAATTCTTTGTCCCAATTATCTCTATGTTCTATAAAGATTTGAGGTTGTTCATTGTCAACGGCTATACCGACTACTAATTGAGTAATTGGCATACCAGTTCTTTCTTCCCACATAATTGCGTATGCGGCGCATTGCATAAAATAGGCAGATACCCATTCTTTCTTTTTAAATTTTTTGGATGTCTTCCAATCTATAACACTGTTCTTTCCATTCCAAATACCTACACAATCTACCGTTCCGGCGACTCCTAAATGTTTAGAATATAAAGGTGCTTCTTGAGCATATACTTTAGTTAATGATTGATCAATTGTTGGTTTAATACTATAAAACATTTCTAGAATATGAGGCATTGGTGTTTCACATGTTCCTCTTTGCAATTCACCTGCAATATAATATTCAATGCATTCATGAACTGCAGTTCCTCTAGTAGTAGCTTGTTTACTAATTCTATTTGCTTCTTCTTCGCCTACGCGTGCACGCCATTCGGCTATACCTTTTTCGCTTAAGATTGATAATACCGTTGTTATACTAGGATAAGGATTATTATCAGGATCTGTATAAACTCTTCCGGTATCGGCAGTGACTCTATTAAGTTTTTCATACCCAAGATCAATAGGTTCATGTTCAAATAGTTTCATCATAAGACAAAGGCCCAAAAAGCTACTAGTCCATAGACAATGACTATGGTGACTATTGTGATTATACTCACTTTATCGTCTAGTCCAGCATGTGGTTTAAATTTGTATTGATTATCTTTCATTTTGGTTTACCTCCAGTTTGCAAGGCTGCATGTTTCTTAACTATTGCTTCAGTTTTTATTTCTTTTGATGTTCTTCGGACGTTCTTTTTGGCTACTTCACTACCTGGATGTGATTCACCGACTTTTTGTAATACTTCATTCCAGCCGGCACCGGCTTTTTTGAGGACATCACCATCTCTTCTGGTGATCATAGTAGGTGCACCAATTTGTTGTTGTAAGTCTGGGTTATTTTTTTTAAACTGGTCAAGATCTTTCCAGCTCATAGAATATTCTTTTACTTCACCTGTCTTCACGTTTTTAAAATCATATTTCATAATATTATTCAGTTGAAAAAGCCGGGAAATCGAGACTTTCCCGGCTTCCTCTAATTCATCGGTTCCTCCTTATTTTTTCCAGTTAATCGGCCCTTACGGGATGTATCATGGTAAATAAAGTAGGATTACCTCCTTAATCCTTGGGTCTATTTAGTTTTTCGTTTAACTGCTTTTTTCTTTTTAGCAGTCGAACTCCTTTTAGCCACTAGTGGCTTAGTCAAAAGAGTAGGCCATATTTCTGATACTAACTTTGCAGTAATACCAGCATATTTTCCACCTAACTTTTGATTTTTCATATCGAGTAAAAGTTGTGCTTCATCTGTATGTAATGATTCTAAAGCATCAATAAACATTTTTTCTCTACGTACAGGTGACATACCGTCCCCAAGCCCGCCTTTGGCAAAATATTTAAATCGTTTTTGAACTTTATACAGATTAGATGGTTCGAACCCTTTAGGGGCATCATCTTTTCTATATGGTGGTTCCCCTTTTGGTAAATTAAATTCGACAGAACTGTCGAAAGCACCTTTAAGTATACTCCTCAAAGGGAGTGAGTTGTTAGCTCTAAGATATTCTATCTTCTCTTTTTTTGTTTTGAGTTCTCCGGCTTTTGAGAGAACCTCTGATATCATTGGTTTAGCCATTGTAAAATTCCTCCACTACTTCAATCAAGTTTTTACATCTTTTTGTGATTAGATAATTCAATACTTTCATCCTATGAGCAGGTTTTTGCTCATTAAATTTAGTTATTATACTATTATATATATGCTCTGGGATCTCATTTAAATCAATAAGTGTTTTATTTCTTTGAAAATTACGAAATACTTCAATTGGCATATTCATTCCTTCTATGTCTGCATTTTCCATATAAAACTCTATTACAGATTGTCTTAATGGAGATTGTCTAGAATCTTTATCTGTAAAGGCATCATCCTTAGATAAGATATTTGGTATACCATCTCCAGAATCTCCTCTACATATATGTTCAAATAAATATGTTCTTGCATGATCGGTTTTAACTGCTTTCTTCTGAATAGGAGACCATTGCTTAACATTTTTAAATTTTTGTAATTGGATAAAGTCTTTATCTGAAGAGATAATCATAACAGGTTCATTTTGTCCAAATTCTTGTGAATTATAGGTTAATGCTCCTATAATATCATCTGCTTCACAATTATCAAATTGTAATACTTTATATGGAAGGTTTTCTTTAATCTCTTCTCGTACCATATTAAGGACTCTAAAGATTTCATTCCAATCCATTGAATCATTGTCTCTATTACCTTTACGATGTGCTTTGTAATTAGGAAAATGATCATATCTCCAAGATCTTTTTCCATCGGCACATATAATCATTTGACCAAATTCTTTACGATGTCTTAAATTGTACATACGTATACTATTAAGTATCATATGTCTAATTAAATGTTCGTCAGTTAATTTTTGTACAATTATATTGGATAGCGCAATTTGGCTATAATCAAGTAGTATCATCCGTTCTTTCTAATATTTGAATTTTTGTTAATAATTCGTCTAAATCTTCTTGTAATATATGTTTTATATTAGCACTTCTTAAAAACGAAGCTACTAATAAATTTAATATTATAAACATGTCTGTAAATTGTTGAGGATCTTTTGTAGGATCAAAATCTATAAAATCTTGTTCTTGTAATCCTGTCTGTAAAAGATCTACACAGTATCTGGCTAATTCTACGCATTCATCATAGTTATTTGAATTCAAATAAAATTCTTCGCGCGCGGCATCTTTGTTTATTTCAGCCATTCTTCTTTCCGTCGGAAATTCGATTACGTTGTCTTTATTTTCTAACATATACCTATATTATACCACAGTTTTTAGTAAAAGTAAACTATTTTTTTAGATTTTTTACTGTTTGTGCTCCTACTCTACAAGAGATAATTCCATTATAGTATTCTTCTGTTAAAAGAACATCCTTTTCGAATTGAATTTTAGCTTCCATATATGCACACTCTCCTTTAGTTTTACATAAAACTAGTATGTCTCTATAGAAAGATGATTCACCCATAGTTTCGAGTTCAGCCTTTAAATGCTTATTAGAGCCATAATATTCTCTCCAGTCAGATTCAACCTTAAGTCGTTTCCTTCTTTTTCTTGTCTTTGTAATAGGAAGAGTCTTTGCTTTCCAAAAGAATTTTTTACCTACATATTTTCTATTAGTAGCTCGGTTTGTTATTTCATAAACAAAACCGTACCAAACGTCCGGATTAAATTCTTTAGGGGGTTCGAATATTTTACCTTTATAATACCAATCCATACTAGTATTTATATCAGTGGTATTCGTCGTAATAGTCTTCGTCTTGTTGTTCATCTATAGGGTCGTGGTCTGAACCACAATATGTACCACAGAAAGGACAATATTTAGGTTCGTCAAATATGGCAGTTTCATTATCTGAATTTATTTCTGCCATTTTATAACACTCTAAACAGTGTATGACCTTAACCATTAATATATTTCTCAAATTCTTGATAACCACCAATAGATAGGCCGTCTATTGTTATTTGTGGATATGTTCTAGCACTAGGAAATTTTTCTAATAATTGTTCTCTAGTGAAATCTTGGTCAAGCATATATTTATTTAATTCGTGGTTTTGTTGAGAAGATTCTCTTAAGATCTTTTCTGCTAAGAATACAGCTTTGCTACAATAAGGGCATGATTCCTTACTGTATATATCTATTCTCATTCTCCATGTCCTTTCATAAACTCTGGATAAGCTTTGCTTCCTGTTTCCCACATATCAGAACCACCAATCTCTTCTTCTGTTGATACTCTGACTCCGATTGTTTTCTTAAATCCATACCATATTATATATGAAGAACTGAAGACAAAAGTGAAAATAGTTACAGTACCTATTGCTTGATTTAAAAATGTAGCATCTTGATTTAATATAGGTACTAACATTAAACCTAATACGCCCGCGCTCCCGTGCACGCTTATAGCTCCTACTGGATCATCTATTCCCCATTTCTCTAGATAACTCATAGAGACTGGAACTAATAATCCACCTAATGCACCATATAGTATAGCAACATAAGGTGAAGGAGTTAAAGGATCAGCTGTTATAACTACTAGTCCTGCTAATGCTCCATTACAAACTGCGTTAAGAGCTGTTCGTCCTAACCAAAGTTTGGATAATACCATTGCACTTAGTAATCCTGCTGCAGCTGCTGTGTTCGTATTAACAAATATCCTAGCTACTGCATCTGCATTTTCTATACCATCTATGGCTAATTGAGATCCACCGTTGAATCCAAACCATCCCATCCAAAGGATAAGTGTTCCTAGTGTAACCTGAGCTGAGTTCGAACCATGGATTGGTCTAGGTGTTCCATCTTTTTTATATTTACCTCTTCTTGGTCCAAGTAATAATACTGCTGCTAAAGCTGCTGAAGCTCCTGCCATGTGTACTATACCAGATCCTGCAAAGTCAAAGAACCCTAGTTCACTTAACCAGCCTCCTCCCCAACTCCACGACCCTTGAATAGGATATATGAGTGCAGTAAATATTGCTGCGAACCCTAAGAATGACCATAGTTTCTTCCTCTCAGCTACTGCGCCTGATACTACAGACATAGCTGTTGCTACAAATACTACTTGAAAGAAGAAATCTGACATTAGTGCATGATTTTCTGGTTGATTCCAGCCATACATTAATGCATATCCTCCTAATAAATATGTAATAGTTGCTACACTATATAGTGATACATTTTTAATTAATATTTCATTTACGTTTTTAGATCTAACTGAACCTGCTTCTAACATGGTAAAGCCAGCGGCCATCCACATTACTAGTAATCCAGTAACTAAAAAGTAAAAAGTATTTAGTGAATAACCTAATTCTTCAATCATTTTTATTTTCCTCTATTATTATTATAAACTTAATTTTGATAGTTCTTTTTGATCCACATCTTGTTTCACACCCCCTACTACGTAAGAGGTAATTTCTGTTTCTTGTGGAGCAACTTGAACATTACTTCCACTAATCCATTTTTCGGTCCAAGGTAAGGGGTTTAATTGAGATACAGTATAAGGACAAGGCAATCTAACCGCTCTCATTCTTTTAGCTCCAATCCATTCAATATAGTCTGATAATAGTTTCTCATTTAGTCCTATCATTGAACCGTCTTTAAATAAATATTGTGACCATTCTTTCTCTTGGTCTACACACTTTATATATAGATCTACACATTCCTGCTCAGTTTCTTTAGCAATCTTTGCAAAGTCTGGGTCATCTTTGGCCATTTGTTTGATCATCCACGTAGTAGAACCTAAATGTAAGTTCTCATCTCTTGCTATTAATTTAATAATCTTGGCATTACCTTCCATCTTTTTAAGTTCAGCAAAAGCCCATGAACAAGCAAAGGATACATAGAATCTTATACCTTCCAATGCATTAGAAGCCATCATACACATCCATAAAACTTTTTTATGTTTTAATATATCAGTCTTTGTATTATTGCATTTAATTAATTCATCATAATATTTAGCTATATCATTACCACATTCTAGGATTTCTTTTACATCCAATAGATTATCAAATACAAAGCCTGGGGCTGGATATATATTTCTAATTAAATGTGTATAAGATCTTGAATGAATTGTTTCAGAAAAAGACCAAGTCTCTATCCAGGTTTCTATTTCAGGTAATGATGCTATAGGAAGGAATGCTAAATTCGGAGCTCTTCCTTGAACTGAATCTAGCATTATTTGTCGTTTAAGATTTGCTGTAAATATATGTTGTTCGTGTTGTGTAAGCTCATTGAAATCTTTTTTGTCTTTTGAAACATCAACCTCTTCGGGCCTCCAAAAGAATCCTAATTGTTTGTCTGTTATTTTATCAATGACCGGATAACGTACTTGATCATATCGAGCAATATCTACAGATTCATCAAGGAACATGTTCTTCTTGAGATGGGATTTTTTATTTTTCTTTAATATGCTCATATTCACGTATAATTTGTCTTATTTTATTTCCTAATTTTGCATCATTAGGATTATCAAATGCAAGCTGTTTTAGCTCTTTAATTCCTAAAGATTGATGTTCTTTTTTTCTTACTCTCATATTACACAAGCCTCACAGTCTTCCTCGTCTATAATTTCTGATGGTAAATCTTCTAATTCTTCTTTATGTTCTCCGGCACCATCATATGTATTAAAATAATATAATTGTTTTAAGCCATACATATAAGCCGTTACTAAATCCTGTATCATTACTGACATAGGCACCTTTTGGTCTTCATAATTCTCAGGATTATATGAAGTATTAACACTTATACCTTGATCTATATATTTCTGAAGAATAGCACATATCTCTAAATAACCTTGTGGAGATTTTTGGTCCCAAAGTAAATCGTATTTATTTTTGAGATGAAAATATCCAGGAACGACCTGAGCCATAACCCCGTCTTTAGATTGTTTATATGATACTAAAGCTCTTGGAGGTTCAATACCATTTGTACTATTACTAATCTGTGCAGATGTTTCGGCAGGCATTAATGCCATTAACGTTGAATTTCGAATTCCATGTTTTTTAAGTCTTTCTCTTAACTTCTTCCATGGTAATCGTTCCTTGCGCTGTATTAAATTATCTACTGCACTCTTATATGTATCAATAGGTAGAATTCCGTGGCCATATTTTGTCTCATTACTTTTAGGACAAGCTCCACGTTCTTCTGCTAATTCTGTAGAGGCTTTAATTAAATAGTAAGACCATGCCTCTGTATATTTATCTATAACATCGTGTGCCTCAGAATCGTATTTTAATCCTCTTTTAGCTAAGAAATATGCTAAGTTAATAATACCTACACCTAAAGGTCTTCGGGCTTTAGTTGATAGCTCTGCTTCTAGAACAGGGTACTTCTGGTATGATAATAGGTTGTCTAACGCACGTACGGATAGAGTACAGTACTTTTCAAAGTCAGATGGATCATCAATAAGGCCCCAATTAATAGCACTGAGCGTACAAAGGGATATTTCACCATCTTCTTCTCCACCAAGGGGTTTAGTGGGTAGGTCTATTTCACAACATAGATTACTCATATGGATAGGAGCTTCTTCTTTTATAAATGCTCCGTGATCGTTTGCATGGTCAACATTTTGTAAATATATTCTACCAGTATCTTTTCTTTCATTTAAGAATGATTGGAATACTTCTAATGCCGGTAATGTTTTCTTTCGAATACTATATGCTCTTTCATATTTCTCATATAATTTTTTAAATTTCTTTTGGTCTACAAAGAATGAATCATATAGGTCTGGTACATCATTTGGATCAAAGAAAGTTATATTACCACCTTCAATTAGTCTTTCATACATTAATTTATTAAATTGGAAAGCATAATCCATATGCCTTACTCTTGTTTCTTCTGTACCCTTATTGTTCTTTAATACAACAAGATCTTCAAATTCATAATGCCATATGGGTAGATATACTGTAGCCGCGCCTCCGCGTACGCCTCCCTGCGAGCAAGATTTTACTGCGGCCTGAAAATATTTTAAGAATGGTATTAGTCCTGTATGGACTACTGATCCGTCTCCGATCTTTGAACCGAGGGCCCGAATCCTGCCTGATCCAATTCCAATGCCAGCTTTTTTACTGATGTAACGTACGATGGAAGTACTAGTACTATTAATAGAATCAAGACTATCCCCAGACTCAATAAGTACACAAGATGAGAATTGTCGCGTAGACGTACGTACCCCTGCCATAATTGGTGTCGGCAACGAAATATAAAATGTTGAAATTGCGTCATAATAATTTTTTACCCATGCTAATCGGTCCTCTTTTTCATTTGCAAATAATGTAGCGGCAACCATCATATAAAGCATTTGAGGTGATTCATATAATTTTTTAGTATTTCTTTCTTGTACTAAGTATTTACCTCTAAACTGTTCCATGCCGGCATAAGTAAATGTATCATCCCTATCATGCTTAATATAATTGTTTAATTGATCTAATTCAGATTCAGAATATTTCTCTAATATTGCTTTATCATATACACCGCGTTTAACATTCTTGGCTATTAACCTTTTTAGGCCCCAAGGTTCATATTGTCCATATACTTCTTTTCTAATTTTATAGGAAATTAATCTAGCAGCAACAAACTGATAATTAGGGGTATAATCAGATATGAGTTCTGAAGCAGATTTAATAAGAAGCTCATGTATATCATAAGCGGGTATTTTATCATAGAGTTGTATATTGGCTCTAAGTTCAATTTCAGATTGTGATACACCTGTTATTCCTTCTATGGCCCATTCTAGAACTTTGTGAACTTTATCTAGGTCAAAATTTTGTAAAGTGCCATCTCTTTTGGTCACATTTATTATCATAATAATGTCTCTTTTTTTATATACTATAGTATATATTATACCACAAATTTGATAAAAAGTAAATCTTTATTTATTCTTTTTTTCTAGTTTTTCGATTCTTTCCATTATTAGTGGATAGTCTCTTTCAAATTTGGATTGTTTTTTTGTAAGCTCAATATCATATTTCTGAGAAACATACTCCATAAATTGATTAACTCTATATTGAAAATAGATACCTATTTTAGTTTGAGCATACCAATTATAAAATTGACTGCCTATTACGGCCGACGCGATTGATTTAATTATAAACCAATACACTTATTTCTTCTTTGATAGTTTTGTTAGAGCTTTAACGTAATTAGGCATTCCATGATCTACCACGGCATCAAAGAATTTAAATCTCTTCCAGCTATTTAATACTCCATAGAATTTATCTTCCCATGTTGATTTAGGGGCTTGATCTCCAAATCTATTAAAGTATACCATTTCTCCATGATGTCTAAATCCTAGCCATGCCGGAGGAATTCTACATACAATGTCATTATTATTCATGAATCGTAAATGAGGACATTTAATATTTTTAATGAATAGTGATCCACCTACTCTTGGAGAACCAAAGGTAAATAGTTCATGGGGTTGATATCGTGTTGCGGCGATTGTTGCCATTGCGGCACCTAGTGAATGACCAGTCATATAAACATCTTTTCTAACCTTCAATTGGTCATTATGTTCTATTTCTGCTAGTACATCCATCCAGAGGTCATTAACCTCTTGTTGAAATCCACCATGTACTTTACCGCCGGCTTTTGCTGCATTCTTAATGACATTAAGATCTGCCATTACATCATTTAGTTTAGATGGTTCAGTTCCTCTAAAAGCAAACCAAAGATCATTTCTATCTTTAACTACTAATACTTCTGCTCCATCTTTGGATATTAATTTTACCCAAGGGAATCCCATTTTCTTACATGCAGTTATAGCAGCTTTTTCTGATTTATAAGCGTGTGCTGATAGTTTTGCTGCAATAAGAGCTCTTCTAATTTGGGTTGTTTCTTCTTTAAGTCGTGTTGCCATTATTTTCCTCAATTTGCTAGTTTTGCAAAATATAGTTGCGCAAAAACTAGTCTTTTAATACAATTGTCAATTCACATTGAATTGAATCAGTACAAAACCTTTTTACAAAGTTGGCGAGTTCATTAGTATCGCCAACTTCGATTGTTATTTCAGAATTTCCAATTTTGCTCTTATCA